AAAGCACAAAGAACACTTAAAGGACTTTTATATTTATACTAAAGAACCTTTGACTAAAGAAAAAATGAAAGAGTTTGAGGATAGGGAAAAAAGGTTACAATGGATAGATGAAAAGTTAAAGGGTTTAAGTTGGTTTGATGTAGAAGTATTTAGAATATATTTTAGAGAGGGTTTTAGCTTAAACAAAATGCAGAAAGAAACAAAGATAAATAGAAGTACATTAGGAAAATCAATTAGATTTATTAAAAATTTTTTAAAAAATGAAAAACAAAAGTAAAGGTTTAGGAGATAGTATAGCCAAAATAACTAAAGCAACAGGTATAGATAAGTTAGCTAAAAAAGTATTAGGAGATGATTGTGGTTGTGAGGAAAGAAGAAAGAAACTAAATCAAATGTTTCCTAACTTTAGAAACATTAGACAATTTACAGAAGATGAGATTAAGATATATGATGAGGTAGTACCAGGAATAGAATTAAGACAAAGGTTAAACGCAGAAGAAAAAACTATAGTAGCTACTTTATATAATGGGGTATTTGGTCAAAATCCACAATGGAAAAGCTGTAGTCCATGTAATAAACAAATAATGGATAACCTTAAAAAAGTATATGAAAAATCTTGTAAAGTATGAAGAAACATACTAAAATATATATGAACTATCATAATTACGATATATCAGACTGGATTGCTTGTGAGCATTGTGGTACAACTGCTGTAGATATTCATCACCTTACTGGACGTGGTATTGGGGGATCAAAGAATAAGGACTTTATAGAAAACCTTATAGCTCTGTGTAGAAGATGTCATATTAAAGCAGAAACAGATAAGCAATTTAATAATCAATTAAAAGAATTAAATAAACACAAACATAGCAATTAATGAAAATAGAAAAAATTAAAATATCAGAATTAAACCCTGCTGAGTATAACCCTAGAAAAATGACTAATAAACAATACGAAGATTTAAAAGAATCTTTAGAAAAGTTTGGTTTAGTTGATCCTATAATTATTAATTCAGATAATACAGTTGTTGGTGGACATCAACGATTACGAATTATGAGAGAGTTAGGAGCAGAGCTTGTACCTGCAGTTAGAGTAAACCTATCTAAAGAAGATGAAAGGGAATTAAACATAAGGCTAAACAAAAACACAGGTGAATTTGATTTAGATGTATTAGCTAATAATTTTGAAATAGATGAGTTAAAAGATTGGGGGTTTAAAGATATTGAGCTTGGTTTTAATATAGATAAGATAGTAGAGGGCAATACAGAGAATGACCATATTCCAGAAGTAAAAGAAAGCAGGGTTAAATTAGGTGATGTTTGGGAACTTGGAAAACATAGATTAATGTGTGGAGATAGTACAAAAGAAAGTGATGTATCTAAACTAATGAATGGACAGAAAGCTGATATGGTATTTACAGACCCTCCTTATGGTGTAGAATATAAAGGAATAAATAATGATAATAAAGACGGTCTAGAAAATTTATTATATATGGCTTTTAAAAATAAAGAAAATAATTGTAAAAAAGGAGCAGCATTTTATTGTTTTCATTCAGATAGATGTGCAGACATTTTTCATTCTATCTATAGACAATTTTGTCATTTTTCATCTATGTTAATTTGGGTTAAAGAAAGTATAGTTTTATCACAAACTGACTATCAAAGCAAACACGAAAACTGTATATATGGGTGGTTTAAAAATGGAACTCATAAATGGTACGGAGATAGAAAGCAACAGAGTGTATTTATAACTAAAAGAGAAAGAGTTAATGGACACACCACCCCTAAGCCTATAGAATTTATCACAAAGGCTTTAAATAATAGTAGTAAAACAAAAGATATAATATTAGATTTATTTCTTGGTAGTGGTTCAACATTAATAGCTTGTGAAAAAACTAATAGAGTATGTTATGGAATGGAATTAGATACTAAATACTGTGATGTAATAATAGAAAGGTGGGAACAATTTACTGGACAAAAAGCAATTAAATGTGGTGTATAAAAATAGATTGTAAAAACAAAATTAAAAAACTAAAAAAGAAATTAAAACAATTAAAAAATGTTAAGAACAAAAATAATACTAATACTAGACATAAGTAGAATTATAATTTGTTCAATATTTCTATATATAAAAAATAAAATAAATTTAATAAAATGGGCAAAAAAGAACACAACCTAAAGAAAGAAACATTACTAGCAGCTTTAGAAAATAGCTTGGGTATAGTATCAACAGCTTGTAATAGGTCAGGCATAAGTAGAAGTAGTTTCTATAAATGGTATAAAGAAGATGAGGAGTTTAGAAAAAAGGTAGATGAGATAGATAATTTAAAGTTAGACTTTGTAGAAAGCAAGTTGTTTAAGAATATAGAAAACGAGAAAGAGAAAAGTATTATATTTTATCTACAACATAAAGGACACAAGAGAGGATATATACAAAGACAGAATATTAATCTAACATCTAATGAAGAAGATATTAAAAAGATAGAAATTGAAATCATTGAATCTAAAGGGAACAGTAGTCCTACAAAAGAATCTTAATGCTAGTACGAGAATTGTAGTTAATCAGGGTGGAACAAGAAGTAGTAAGACATATAGTTTAGCACAATTAATAATACTTAAAGCATTACAATCAAAGGGAAAGGTATATACTATTTGTAGAAAAACATTACCTGCTCTTAAATCTAGTGCCTATAGAGATTTCTTTAATATATTAGAATCACACAATTTATATAATCCTGATAATCATAATAAGTCAGAACTAACATATAAGCTCAATAACAATACAATAGAGTTTATTTCAGTTGATCAACCTGCAAAAGTTAGAGGTAGAAAAAGGAATTATGTTTGGTTAAATGAAGCTAATGAGTTTAGTTTTGAGGACTGGGTACAGCTAACATTAAGAACAACAGAAAGAATCTATTTAGATTTTAACCCCTCTGATCCTTATAGTTGGATATATGATAACGTAATGAATAGAGAGGATTGTACATTTATTAAATCAACTTATTTAGATAATCCTTTTTTGCCTGATGAAACAATAAAGGAAATAGAAAGGTTAAAACAATTAGATTCTAACTATTGGCAGATATATGGATTAGGTGATATGGCACAACCTACGGAAACTATATTTAGACAATTTGAGATATGTAATAATATACCTACAGAATCAACGCTAATAGCTATAGGTATGGACTTTGGTTATAGTAATGACCCTACAGCTATAGCAGAAGTATATAAGCTCAATGATGATTTATATATTAACGAATTGTTATATAGTAAAGGTTTAACTAATCAAGATATAGGTAATAAGTTAAGAGAGTTTAATATAACAAGACAAGTAGAAATAATAGGAGATAGTGCAGAGCCAAAGAGTATAGAAGAAATACATAGACTAGGGTTTAATATTAAAGGAGCTAAAAAAGGAGCTGATAGTATTAATATGGGGATTGATGTATTAAGGAGATTTAAGATACATATAACAAAGAATAGTACAAACGCTATAAATGAATTTAAGTTTTATAAATGGTTAGTTGATAAGAATGGTAAGGTAATAAATAAACCTGCTACAAATCAATTAGACCACCTTATAGACGCTATTAGATATGTTGCATTAAATAAGCTAACAACTAATTATAGTGGTAAGTATTATATATTATGAACAAAAACGTTGAATTTATATTTATAACAAATGGCTAAAAAACAATTTGAGGTTATAGTGCCTACAGAATGGAAAGATATTACTATTGCAGAATATCAAAGGTATTTACAAATATCAAAGTCAAATAGAAGAACTAGGGATAATGAAATTATTTCTTTGTTTTGTAAGATTGATAAAGAGCTTATTAAAAAGTTAAAACTAAAAGACAAAAAAATTTTAGTAGATAAAATAAACAAATTTGTAAATAGCAAGAATGAAACAAGTTTAGAAAAGAGAATAAAGTTTAATGGTAAAAAATATGGCTTTATTCCTAATTTAAGCAAGATAACTACAGGAGAATTTGTAGACATTGAAGAATACGGAAAGGACATAAACAAAAATCTACATAGAATAATGAGCGTTCTATATAGAGAGATAGATAAAACGTCAGGTAAATTATATAATGTAAAAAGTTATGATCCTGATGAGATTGAAATTGATAAGTTTAAAAGACTTCCAATGAGTACAACACTATCTGCGATAGATTTTTTTTTTCGTTTAGGGACTCGTTTATTGGAGGATTTAAACAGTTATTCGACGGAGGTGATGAAGAGCCAGGAGAAAAAACTTTAGCAGGTAAATGGGGTTGGTATAATTTAATATTTAGCTTATGTAATGATAACATACTAAACATTGAACCAATTACAAAAACAGAAATATCTTTAGTATTAACTTATTTAAGTTATCAACAAGATAAAAATAATATAGAAAGAAACAATTATAATCAACATAAATGATAACATATAAAAATTTTATAGACGATTTTAAAACAGTAGCTACTAATCACTTCTTGATTAATTCTTTTCATAGTGGTATGTTAGATGAAGTTGATATAAACAAACTAGACCAAGCAGATTTTCCTATACTATATGTTGAGCCTGGTAATACTAATATAGATATGGGGGTAATGACTTATACTTTTACTGTGTTTACTATGAATCTAATAAAAGAAGATTTAAGTAATAGAGAAGAGGTTTGGTCAGAAATGCTACAAATTATGCAAGATGTTATATCAGAGTTTAGACAAAATCTATCTGTACAAACATCAGGGGGAGATAGTGGAAAGAAATTTAGTTATATACCTAATGAAGTAGTTTTAAATCTTCCTATTAATGCAGAACCTTTTACTGTTAGATTTGCTAATATGCTAACTGGTTGGAGTGCTACTTTTACTATGCAAGTTAATAACCCTAATTCACTTTGTAATGCTCCTATTGAGCCTAGTGATGAAGAACCTAATACATAATGGAATTAGAAACAAAAGCATTAGAAGAAGTATTAAGTAGTTTTGGTAGTAGACTAATAGAAAAGGCTAGAGCTAACCTAAATAAGAAAGGTAAAAGAGCTAAAGGGACTCTATTTAATGAAATGAGTTACGATATAGAAAAGACTACTACAGGCGTTAAATTTAAAATGGACTTTGGAAGTGCAGAGGATTATTGGGAGTTTGTAGATCAAGGTGTTCAGGGAGCAGGTGGCTTTAAAGGAAGTGGTAGGAAAAGAGGTCAGGGTAGTCCATTTAAGTTTGGAACAAAACAACCACCTTTAAGAGCAATACTACCTTGGATAAGTTTAAAAGGAATAAAGGGTAGAGATAAGAAAGGTAGATTTATAACTAAAAACTCTTTAGCTTTTCTTATAGCAAGAAGTATAAAACAAAGAGGACTAGAAAGAACTCTATTTATATCAAAGCCTTATGATGATATGATAGATGATTTAAAATTAGAATTAGTAGGAGCTTTAGCAGAGGACGTAGATAATTCAATAGAAATAGAACAACCAGAAAAATTAGAAATAAATTTAAGTAAGAAGTAATGGGGTACACAATAGAACAACAACCTAATAAATTTGTAGCTTGTAATAGTCCTTTAGTTTATGTAGTTAAAGAATCAGACGGAGCAATAACAGGAGCAGCTAAATTTAGATATATAGTACAAGTACAAGTAAGTACAACAAACACAGGAGCTTTAGCAACTATAGGAAAATTAAAAATACATAAGAACTCTGCAGGAGTAGGAATAGTAGACGTTCATAAAATAGTTAGAACTTATTTAGAAACTCAATTATCTAACGTAAACTCTGCAACTAATAGCATTCATAATGTAGGTATAATTGTACCTGCTAAACCTTTTTCACAAAACACTAATCAAGCTGTAGCAATAAGAATATTAGGGGGTTATGAAAAGGCTACAAGTCAAACAACTTCTCCTGTAGAAGAATTATCACCAACAGGTACTTTTACTACAAATATTGCTATTGGTATTCCTGCAACAACTCCTTATTCTAAATCTGCAAGTAATGTAGGGGGGTTAGACGTAGAAAGTACAAACTTTCCTTTAACTTACTTTTATAATGATGATTCAGCAGAAGATAATTATAATTTTTTAACTAATGCTCCAACTGTTCAATTTGTTAGAGGAAGTAGTACAAGTGGAGATAATGTAGATGAGGGTACTATATGTTTTAAACAGGGTAATAATGCTTCTAGTAGTATAATAACAGTAGGAGAAAAATTAGAGCATATAGCTATACAATACTTTAATAGTGCAGGTACTTTAATAGCAGGTACAAGTGGTAGTGCAACTGCACATTTTTTTGCTAATAGTAATGCTAATGGGGGATCTACTGCTGCTCAATCTACAACAGTACAAGAGGCTATTTTATATTTTGGTTGTGGTACTAAAAATCTAGAAACACAATCTTTAACTACAAATGCAAGACCTAGCAATTTTTCTAATTGGGCATATTATAGAATCTTTGGTTGTACGTCAGCAGACATAACAGACAGATGTACTAAATATTACAACTTCTATAGATACGGAAGTGGAGCTACAGTAGATGATAGACATCAAAGCTGTACTAGATATGATAATATTAGATTGGCTTGGCGTAATAGATTAGGAGCTTGGGATTATATGAACTTTAGAGGTAAGTCAATAGAAAGTGTAGATATAACAAGTGAAGAAATGGAGAGCGTTCCTGGTACTTGGGATAGTGGTTCATTTAGTTATGATAATTGGGATAGAGGAAAAGAAACTTTATATACAGAGGCTAAAAGAAAATTAACAATAAATTCTGATTGGTTAAATGAAGATGAGGGAGCATGGCTAGAGGAGTTATTTACCTCAACTAACGTACAGATTATAGGGGACAATAGCGTAGTATATCCTGTTGTAATAACAAACAAAAATTACACTAAAAAAACAAGTGTAAACGATAAGATAAAAATACAATATACAGTTAATTTAGAGTACGCAAACAAAGTAAGAACTAATAGCTAATGGACGTTAGATTAGTAGCATATCGTAGAGAAACAACAGGAGATGATACTTTTGATGTAACGCAATTTGAATTAGATTTACAAGAATCTCCTAATGTTGTTGTTAATTATAATTGGGTTGATTTAAAAAAACCTGATACTAGAAAATCTAGCTTTAGTCAAACTCTTAAACTTCCTTTTTCAAATGATAATAATACTTTCTTTGAAAATTATTTTGATGTTAATTTAGACAGTTTAGTATTTAACGCTCAAACAAAATTTAGTGCAATTCTTTATATAGATAGTGTTCCTCAATTAAAAGGCTTTATACAATTAAAGTCTATTTATATGAATGCTAGATTATATGAGGTTGCTTTATTTGGTGATACAGCAGACTTCTTTACTGAATTAAAAGACAATAAATTAAAAGACGCTTTTAGAGTAGAAGATACAACAACAACTGAACTTTACTTATTAAGTAAAATATTAGACCATAAATTAACTTTAACAAATGTATTAGCTAGTTGGACTACTGGACTAACAACAGTATTAAGCACAACAACTAATGATGTAATGTACCCTATATTTGATTATGGACATACATATAATCCCTATTCAAGTTCTATGTTTTGGGATCCTAATGATTGGACAGATAATGTAAATGAATTAGGTAATGTTAATGGAGTAGAGGCGTTAAATTATTATGGTATGGTTAAAATAGGTAATTTAAAACCTGCCGTTAGAATACAAAGACTTTTACATATTATTGCTGCAAAAGCAGGATATACTATAAAAAGTACATTTTTAGGAATTGACGGAGATAGTTTAACTAATACAGATTGGTTTAGTAGATTGTTTATGACTTGTTCAACTGAACATCAAAAGGTTCAAACTTTATTTAATACAAGTGCAGGTAGTGAATCACCATTTATAGGGTTTGAAGCTCAAATGACTTCTGCACAAAATGAAACAGGTTACAACTTAAACAATCCTGATAATTCAATTACGAATATAGATTACTTTTTTGAAAATTTAATTGTTAATAATGAAATATATGATCCTAATAATTTATATTTTGCTACAACTTTACAAGTATTAAATGTTGGTTGGAATATATCTACTACAATAAACGCTCCTAGTATTCAAATACCTGCTGATGATGGAGTAGAAACTTTATTACCTACAGGAAACTTAACTGTAGAAACAACAATTAATTTAACCTTACCTGCTCAAACAGTACAAAGTAACAATTATAGTGCGTCTTTAATTTTACGTTGGTATGACCAAGCTACATTAAATGAACAGGGAGATTATGTTAATATTACTGGTCTTGATGTTGCTAGTACACAAGAAATATCTGTATCTTCTAACACTACACAAGATTATGTATTTACAAACAATTTAATTCCCACTCCTGGAAGTATTTATTTTTGTGTTGTTAGTTTACAATCAACTATGAGTACAGCAAATCAAACATTAAATATAACTACTAATAGCTGTACAATAAGAACTTTACAAACTGATGATATAGGATTAATGGGTGGTGGAGAAAATGGAGAGGTACAAATGTATCATAATATGCCAGATATAACACAAGCAGACTTTGTGAAAGATTTAGTAAATAGATTTAACTTAATTATACAAACTGACCCTGATAATGAAAAACTATTATTAATAGAGCCTTATCAAGATTATATAAATGCAGGTACAACGCAATACTGGACAGATAAATTAGATGTATCAAAAGAGCAAGTTATTAAACCAACTAATGAGTTACAATCTAAAGAATTAATATTTGGTGATTTAGAAGATGAAGACTTTTTAAATCAAAGATATAATAGTATTTATAATATTGTTTATGGAACATATAAAGAAACTAGAAGAAATGATTTTGCTTTAAATGAATTTAACAATTTTAGTGTTATGTCCCCTCTTATAGCACAGGGAATACCATATTGGAACTATAACGGAATAGGAAACGCTTTACCCACACAAGATATAGCTACTGCATATTTATTTGAAGCACCTGAAAACGAACCCTCAAAACCATTAGAACAAATGAAACCTAAATTGTTTTATTATAGTGGTACTCCAGTTAATGTAACAGGCTCTAACCCTATAGAAGTTCCTGCAACAGCTTATGATTTTCATATTTATTCTAATCATTATACACAAACAACAAATGCTATAGATACTAATAACAAATTTCCATTATGTACACAATATAATTTAGACACAATAGGTACAGGAATAACAGCAAATACTAAACTATTACATTGGACGTGGTACAATCCTAATTTTAATACAGGCTTTACATTTAATTATTTTGGTACTACTTATAGTGAGCATGGCTTTTATAATGACTATTGGTCGCAATACATAAACGAAATATATTCTGATGAAGCTAGAATAATGGAATGTTATTTAAATCTAGACCCTGTAGACATTCGTACATTTGCAGGTACAGGTTTTCAAAACGTATATTTTATTAAGAATACTTTATGGAGAATTATTAGCGTAGATAATTATTTAGTAGGTGGTAATAAATCAACTAAAGTAACATTGTTAAAAGTTATAGAAAAATTAACTAATGATTGTGGAGCTATTCCAACATTTACAAATACTGGTTTAATGACATGGGTAGACGCAGGTTCAGGAGCAAGTACAACTATTACAAATGAATGTTGTGAAGAAGTAAATGCTGATTGGACTTTTGTTCAAACTAATGCTAGTACAGGAGTTGGAGATTGTTATTCACAGGGTGGCAATACTACAACTACTACTACTAATACAACTTTTTCCGAATCACAAAACAACGGAATATTACCTGCATTAATGCCTAACATACAAAATAATAATCTTATAATAAATTCTAATGGTTATGCTCAATCTATGGGTTTTTATTTAGAGGCAACAACTCTAGGCACAAATACAACTACTTTTAATTTTAATGGTACACAAGACAAAATATTTAAATTAAGATTTTTAAGTATAAGTTATGTTAAAATGAAAATAATAGGAACTGTTAGAACAGGAACAAACGCAGGTAAAATAGGTTATTTTGAGTATGACTCTGTTTTAGTATATAGAACTGGTGGAGTATCAAATATAGGGGGAACAACTGCGTTAAAACAAAATAAAGACGCTGCTTTTACTGCTCCAACATTAAATATAATAACTGTAGATGATAATGCTTTTTGGAAACCAACTATAACAGGTGGGGCAAGTGAAGAAGTTAATTGGATTGGTGATGTGCAAATTATGAGTAAATCAATACCTGTAGGTGGAGCTTCAAATATTAACGCAATATATCAAAATGCAGATAATATATTATTTCAAGATTTAGACAATTTATTATGGAACTAGAAAAATACATAAAAAAAGTAGGAGAGCTTATGCCTATATCAATAAACCTTTTAACGGAGTTAGAGGCAAGTGGTAATAAATACGCTTTTGAAACAGGATCAGAAGAATATCCTACAACATATAAAGAACTATTTAAAAAAATTAAACAATGGCAGATAAGGTAACAATAGAAGTTGAGGCAGATGTAAAAGGAGCTATAAAAAGTCTTGATGATATAAAAGGTGAAATTAATGATATAGGTAAAACTACTAAAGCACAAGTTAAAGCAACTAATAGTCTAGCAAAAGGTTTTACAGGCGTTGGTTTAGCTATGAAAGCAGCAGGAATAGGTATTATACTAGGAATAGTTAATAAGCTAGGTGAGGCTATGATGAGGAATAGAGAAGTAGCTGACGCTGTTGCAACTGCTTTTAATGTAGTTGGTATAGTATTTAATAAAATAATTACTACTGTTACAACTATTGTAAATCGTGTTAAATCTACTGCAGACAATTTTGACGCTTTAGGAAGAATAATAAAAAACTTAATGACAATAGCTTTAACTCCCCTTAAATTAGCTTTTAATGGAGTAGCTTTAGTAATTAAAGAGGTACAGTTAGCTTGGGAGAAATCTTGGTTAGGTAAAGGAGATGTAAATAGAATTAAAGAACTAACAGGGCAAATAACAGGTTATAAAGAAGAAATAAAAAAGGCAGGAGAAGAGGCAATAGCAGCAGGTAAAGGAATTGTAGTTGATTTTAAAGAGGGTATTGGAGAGTTAGTCCAATTAAGTAAAGTAGCTGTTGAAGAATTTGATAATACATTTAAAGGTGTAACTGTAAAAAGTTTAGTTGAACAAGGTAAGGCTATTAATGACGCTGTAAAAGGTTATGCTTTACTATCAGAGGCACAAAAA